ACATATCTATTGCCTTCCGTATTTAAAGATCTCAAAGATTTTGAGAAATTCTTCGTAGGATTCGATGATCAGCTTCATCGCCTGCAGAAGCTTCATGATGATGTTACTAAAAACATTCCCAACTATCCTCCATACAATATCCGCAAGACCGGAGATAATACTTACACCATCGAGATGGCTGTAGCTGGTTTTGGTCAGGGTGAGATCGACATTGAGCTCGACGGTGGACGTTTGGTAGTTCGTGGAAATGCATCGGCTGACGCTGACGCTAACGATTATATCTTCAAGGGTATTGCTGGAAGAGCATTCACTCGTTCATTTGCTATCGATGATAAGGTCGAAGTAAAGAATGCAGAGCTCTTCAATGGTATGCTTCGTATCATGCTTGAGCGTATCATCCCTGAAGAAAAGAAACCAAAGAAAGTCCCTGTTAAAACCAAAGGTGACAAGCAGCTTCTACAAGAAGACCAGTGATGAAACTGGTTGAAAAGCTGAAGAGCTTTGTGCGCTTTTGGGTGTCTCTACGAAGAGATGTTTCTAAAGATATGGCCACAGCAAAAGCAAGGGGGTATCTATGAAAGCATTTTGGGACTGGGTTGCAGAAACGTTTCAACCTTATATACAAGAAGAAATTGAAGCTTATCTAGCAGCGTCTACAGATCTTCAAGATCTAGAATATCGTATGAGAACTCTTCGATATAGAGGAATACCAGTATAATTGTTTGTACTTTTAATCTCGGCCGGGATATAATATTATATCCCGGCTTTTTGACTTTATTATGCACTTCTACACGACTATAGCTCGATACGGCAACAACCTCTTATATCGTGGATATCAAGATGCTCGTCGCATCAAGAAAAAGATTCCATTCAGTCCAACACTCTATGTCAACGGCAGGAGTGCGTCTAAGTTCCATACACTCGACGGGATACCGGTTGAACCAAAGAAGTTCACTACGATGCGTGAGGCGAAGGAGTTTACAGAAAAGTTTGAAGATGTAAAGAACTTCACTGTGTATGGCAACACAAACTACATAGCTCAGTTCATCGCCGAAGAATTTCCAGGTGAGATAAAGTTCGACCGCAGCAAGATTCGCATTCACTATCTAGACATTGAAGTCGCGTCTGACCAAGGATTCCCTGAGCCAGATCAAGCGCTGCATCCTGTCATTTCAATCTGTATCAAAGATAGTATTCTTAACTGCTACTATGTGTGGGCACTAGGTGACTATGATGTAGAGCGTTCTATCATGAAGGACGCACAGGTGCGATATACCAAGTGTGTCAGTGAAGAACATCTGTTGAAGCAGTTCGTTCAGTTCTGGTTTGAAGAGCACACATGTCCTGACGCAGTCAGTGGCTGGAATATTCGTACGTTCGACATTCCGTATCTGGTTAATCGCATCACTCGCATACTTGGCGAAGACTATGCGAGTAAGTTGTCGCCGTGGGGATCGGTACAAGAAAAGATGGTGTCGATGCGTAAGAAGATGGTACAGATCTACGACATCATGGGTATCGCGCAGTTGGACTACATGGACTTATTCATGAAGTTCGGTTACTCATTTGGTCCACAAGAATCGTATCGTCTTGATCATATCGCGTATGTAGTTCTCGGCGAGCGTAAGCTGGAATATGATGGTAGTCTACATACTCTATATCAGACAGATCATCAGAAATTCATCGACTATAATATTCGCGACGTAGATCTTGTCGACAAGATGGAAGATAAGATCGCGATGATCACACTAACGATGACTATGGCATACAAAGGTGGAGTGAATTATTCAGACACTATGGGTACTGTTGCTATATGGGATTCGTTAATTCACAGATATCTTCTAGCACAGAACATCGTCATTCCTCCAAATAAAGAGAGTATCAAACTAGACTACGAGGGTGGATATGTAAAAGATCCGCAGTGTGGTGTACACGACTGGGTTTGTTCTTTCGACGTTAACTCACTGTATCCTAACATCATCGTGCAGTGGAACATGAGTCCCGAGACTATTATGAAAGGCCGTATAGAGCCAAACATAAATGTCGAGCGAATGTTGGATGGATATGTGTCGACAAAAGAAAATATGTCGATGGCCGCCACTGGTCAATACTTCGATAATTCGAAACAAGGCTTCATGCCTAAAATCATCGAAGAGATGTACGACGAGCGCACTGTCGTAAAGAAAAAGATGTTGGCATCTAAGCAAGAATTAGAGCGGTGTGATAAGACAAATAAAGCTGAAGTGTATCGAATCGAACGAGACATCGCTCACTATGAGAATCAACAAATGGCGATTAAGATCTTGTTGAACTCACTGTATGGCGCACTTGGTAACAAGTACTTTCGTTACTTTACGATGGAGATCGCCGAAGGTATTACCATCACTGGTCAGACTATCATTAAGTGGGCTGAAAAACATCTCAACGATTTTCTCAATAAGACACTGAAGACTGATAAAGACTACGTCATCGCTATCGACACCGACTCAGTATACGCTGGGTTAGGTCCTTTGGTTGAAGCACTGGTACCAGATGGAAGCACTGAGAAAAAAGTAAACTTCCTCGATAAGGTGTGTGCTAAGATCGAGAAAGATGTGTTGGATATCGCTTTCAAAGAGTTAAAAGAAAATTGTAATGCGTTCAAGCATCGCATCTCGATGAAGCGTGAAAGTATCGCTGACCGTGGTATATGGACTGCGAAGAAACGATACATTCTTAATGTGTGGGACAATGAAGGAGTTCGTTATGCGAAACCAAAACTCAAGATCATGGGCATCGAAGCCATTAAGTCCTCTACACCTGCGCCGTGTAGAGAGGCTATGGAACAACTCTTCCAAATTCTCATTAATGGTACTGAGTCTGAAACTCAACGCTTTATACAAGAGTTTAGGAATACCTTTGATAGTCTACCCGTCGAAGAGAAAGCCTTCCCACGTGGCGTATCTTCGATCAGTGATTACACCGACAAAAAGACTATATACAAGAAGGGCACACCTATAAATTCTAGAGCTGCGATTCTGTACAATCATCTTTTGAAAGAGCATAGCCTTGAGAAGAAATATGAAATCATTAAGGACGGCGAGAAGATCAAGTACATCTATCTTAATCCACGTAATCCACTTAATGAAGATGTAATTGCCTTCATGGAGGTACTGCCACCTGAATTTGGTCTGCACAAATATATAGACAACGACACTCAGTTCGAGAAAGCTTTTCTTGATCCAGCAAAAATTATACTAGATTCAATAGGTTGGAAAGCTGAGGAAGAAGCAACGTTGGAGGATTTCTTTGCATGAAAAATTTATCATATTATATTAGAGCATACGACGAAGTAATGAGTAAAGAAGGTTGCCAGAACTTTATCGATATGTACGAACAAGAAGTGAGCAAGGGTGAGTCGCAGTATCTACGAAAATCAGATCAACAATGGAATGATGATTATCGTAGTTTCACAGAACTCAATATTACTCAGATAGATTCGTTTAAGCCATATCTAGAAGAGTACTATGCACGTTTAAAGAACGTATATGACCATTATAAAGGTGTAGTCGACTTTAAATTTTTCCCATCTAAATTTGCTTTTGAAGATGCTAGACTTAAAAAATACGAAGCTAATGACTATGATCAATTTGGTTGGCATACTGATGTTGGCAACAAAGCATCAGCGTCTAGATTTTTAGTAATGTTCATGTATTTAAATGATGTTGAAGAAGGTGGCACTACTGAATTTGAAGATGAAAATGGTTTGTGTACAATAAGTCCTGTAAGTGGTAGAATATTAGTATTTCCTCCCATGTGGTTATTCCCCCACAGAGGCACTAAACCAGTGAGTGGCCCAAAGTATATACTTTCGACTTATCTTCACTATATCTAAAGGAAACATATGAGTATTCTAGAAAAGATTAAGAAGAATACGACTATCAAAGAGTCGTCTATTCTAGCACAATCAAAGTTCTTTACTAAAAAAGACATGATTCCTACATCGATCCCTGTTATCAATGTAGCATTAAGTGGTCGACTTGATGGTGGTCTTACGCCGGGTCTGACGATGTGGGCGGGTCCTTCGAAACATTTTAAGACAGCTTTCAGCCTGTTGATGGCTAGGTCTTACTTAGATAAATATCCCGAATCTGCACTTCTGTTTTATGATTCTGAATTCGGCACACCACAGTCGTACTTCGACACCTTTGGTATCGACACCAATCGAGTATTGCATACACCCATCACTGATCTCGAACAGTTGAAGTTCGACATCATGCAGCAGATCAATAATCTTGATCGTGGTGATCGGGTCATCATCGTTATTGATTCAATCGGTAACCTAGCTTCAAAGAAAGAAGTTGAAGACGCGCTAGAAGGTAAGTCTGTCGCAGATATGTCTCGCGCTAAGCAGATTAAGTCGCTGTTTCGTATGGTAACTCCTCATCTTACGATCAAAGACATCCCTATGGTTGTAGTGAATCATACCTATAAAGAGATCGGTATGTTTCCAAAAGACATTGTTGGTGGTGGCACTGGTTCATATTACTCAGCAGACAATATCTTTATTTTAGGTCGTCAACAAGAAAAAGAAGGAACCGAGATAGTCGGTTATAACTTCATCATCAACGTAGAAAAATCAAGATATGTTAAAGAAAAATCTAAGATCCCTGTTAGTGTATCTTTTGACGGTGGTATCAGCAAGTGGTCTGGCCTATTGGATATCGCACTCGAATCTGGACATGTTATCAAGCCCAGCAACGGTTGGTATTCGAAAGTAAATACTGAAACTGGCGAAGTCGAAGATAAAAAGTATAGACTTAAAGATACTGACAGTAAAGAATTCTGGATGTCTATCGTTACTTCGAAATCTTTTAATGAATTTGTTTCTAAGAAATATCAGATCGCTCATGGTGACATCATTAAAGATGACGAAATTTTAGAAGATATGGAAAACTATGCAGATGACAACGCAGTTAAGGCCGCATAAAGTTCTTGGTAAAAATGATAGTGAAGGATCACTTCATGCACTATCGTTGACTACTGGTCCATTTTCAGGAATCATATTTTCTTATACTGAAGTAGCATTCGAAGAAGACAAAGATAACGACAAACTTAAAATAAAGTTTGAATATTTTGTTCACGATGTTCCTGCAGACAAAAAGGGATATGATAAGAAGTTATTTGAAAACGAACTCGGAGATTTCCTGGTAGAATTACTCTACTATGGACTAGAACGAGATCACTTAGGATTTATTGATGGCGAACAAGATCGAAAAGACAATCCTTTCCAATCTGATTCACAACGAGGAGTACTGCCGTAAGGTAGTACCATTTATTAAGAGCGAATACTTTATTGAAAAAATTGAACGTGTAGTTTCTGAAGAAATAGTACAGTTCTTTAATCTATACAATAAGCAACCTACGCTGGATATTCTTGCTATCCAGATATCTAAGCGCACTGACGTTCACAAGAATCAATACAAAGAAGTAGAAGATTATCTTAATTCTCTTGATTTCATCACTGAAAGAAATGAGTGGCTTCTAGAAAACACTGAGAAGTTTTGCAAGCAGCGAGCAGTATATAATGCTATTATTGATTCGTTCGAGATCATCGAGGGCAAGAACAAAATAAAGACAGAAGACGCTATTCCATCTATGTTGTCTGATGCTCTAGCAGTATCATTCAATACTAGTGTTGGTCACGACTATCTTGATGACTTTGAATCACGATATAACTTCTATCATCGCGTAGAAGAAAAGATCGCGTTCGATATCGAGCTACTCAACAAGATCACCAAAGGCGGTCTGTCTAGAAAGACTCTCAACGTAGTGCTGGCTGGTACTGGCGTTGGTAAGTCGTTGTTCATGTGCCACTGCGCAGCAGCAGCTCTAATGAATCAACACAACGTTCTTTATATCACTATGGAGATGGCCGAGGAAAGAATCGCTGAGCGTATCGACGCGAATCTTCTCGACCTAAGTATGAACGAACTATCCAATGTTACTAAAGAAATTTATGACAGTCGTATCAGTCGTCTTATTAAGAAGACCAGAGGTAAACTAATCGTTAAGGAATATCCCACTTCTTCTGCACATGCAGGACACTTTAAAGCATTGATCGAGGAACTAAAGATTAAGAGAGACTTCGTCCCTGATCTAGTTATTATCGATTATTTGAATATTTGTTCTTCTGCACGAATCAAGTATGGAGCTGGAGTTAATTCTTACACGTATGTGAAGTCGATCGCCGAGGAACTTCGTGGTCTTGGTGTAGAATATAACGTACCGGTATTGAGCGCAACACAAACTACTCGAGGTGGATATGACAATACCGATGTCGATCTTACTGATACCTCCGAGTCTTTTGGCTTGCCTGCTACTGTTGATCTTATGTTCGCCCTTATTTCCACTGAAGAACTCGAGAATCTTAACCAGATCATGGTTAAACAGCTTAAGAATCGCTACAACGATCCTTCTTATTATAAGCGTTTCGTCATTGGCGTTGACCGCGCTAGGATGAAGTTGTATGATGTAGAAGACTCAGCTCAGAAGAACATCGCAGACTCAGGACAAGACGACTCACCTTCATTTGATAAATCGGCTTTTGGTAAGCGAATGAAGCAAGCCGGTGAAGGATTTACTTTTTAATACTATGTGTGGTATAATACTACATAAAGGAGAATATAATGTCTACAAATTGGGTACAAGATATCGCGGATATGCACCAGAAATACGGTGTAAATCCTGTTGTTAGAAACTTCGATAAAGATAAATTGGAAGCATTTCTAAAATTTCGAATTGACTTTCTTCAAGAAGAACTAGATGAAATGCGCAATGCGGTGGCCAATCGTCAAGCATCAGCTCTTGATACTGCTAACGCGTCAGACGATGTAGTTGATGCTTTAATCGACTTGTGTGTTGTTGCTATTGGAACACTCGATGCATTTGATGTAAATGCTTATGAAGCTTGGGACCGAGTTCATAAAGCCAATATGAATAAAGAAGTTGGTGTTAAAGCATCAAGACCGAATCCTCTAGGTTTACCAGATTTAATTAAACCTGAAGGCTGGGTTGCTCCTACACATAAAGATAACTTAGGATTGGTGACCAAGGCTTTGTCATGATCTCATTGACCGTCTTTAAGTCGATCTTCGACAATAAGACTGATACACGAGTCGACTTCGATTCTTTTGAAAAATTTGAGAAAGCATTGTATCATCTATCAACTCTGCCTGGCTACAAAGCTAAGCGAGGAGAGTTTGTAAAGAATGCTTCGCCTCTTATATCGCCAGCAATATATAAACCGGACACAACTCGAGCCAACGCGAACGTAATGGAGTGGGCAGGGTGGGCTGCTCTAGACGTCGATAATCATAAGTTTGAAGGGGACCTTGAAAGTGAACTGGCTCGTCTTTACAGCGATAGCTATTATATTTGCTATTCAACTGCTAGCTCTAGTCGTGATCATCCGAAGTTTCGGTTGGTCTTCCCACTTACGCGCCCTGTTGAGGGAAACGAAATCAGACACTTTTGGTTTGCCCTTAACACAGAGTACGGTATGGTTGGAGATACCCAAACTAAAGATCTTTCACGCATGTATTACGTCCCAGCGCAATACCCTAATGCTTACAACTTTATCTTTACTCATCGCGCAGATAGTTATCTTGATGTTGATGTTCTATTAGCTAAACATCCATATACTAATAATCCTGAGTCTACTAATTTTCTCGATAGATTTTCTCCAGAAGTACAGAGAGATATTATCGAAAAGAGAAAGCAACAACTTCATCGCAAAGAGATAACATGGAGCTCTTACGCAGACTGTCCGTTCGTCAACCAAAGATTAGTGAGTGAGTACAAGCACATCGCGCATGTAGACGGATCAGGTAGATACGCTATGATCTATAGACTAATGACCTCTATCGCTTGTAATGCTGTTAAGAAAAAGTATCCTATCACAGAGTACGAGATCGTAGATCTAATCAGAGCTCTAGACCGAGAGACATCTAACATCTATGCTAAGAGACCATTGACTACTGAGGCTTCTAGGGCAATAGAATTTGCATATAGAAATGTACAATAATTCTTCTTTATGATATAATTACTGTATATATGAGGAGATTTTCATGAAAGTCAATGTTCCGTCGTCCTACAAGACAAAGAAAGAAAAGCTTGGATATATTGGAGAGTACTTAGTCAAACATATCTTTGGTGGTGTCATGTCAGAGAATAAATTCGACATGAAGAAAGACATCACACTAGATAACGGCACTATGGTAGAAGTAAAGACACAGAATCGTGACAAGTATCGAAATATGTTCACCGTCAACACCATGCATAAGAATCAAGTAGAGAAATGTGTGAATGTTGATAAATTATATTTCGTAGAATACGATCACAGTAATACAATTAGAGTGTGGATGTGTTCCGATAGGACATACACTATCTATGAAACTAACGACGGCCGTCTTATGGCTGGTTGGCCAATTTCGAAAATGACTATGATTGGAATGTTGGATGACGAAGAACTGTCGCGGCAGATGAAGTCCTTCTCGCAGTCGCGTGATTATTCGTTGGATTCACCTTATGCATTTAATAAATTTTGAGGACACTATGACTAATCAATTCACCCGTGCATCTGCGAATGTACTTCTTGAAGCAGCTGAACTTCAAGAACGAAAGGGACGCGACTATCAGAATCCTATGAGTCGCGTTCGTCAGGCTGACTACTATCCTAATGGCGTGTGGTCTATCTTAGACATCATTAACGCCAAGTATCTCCGAATGGTGTCAGTGTTAGAGACTATGGAACAAGGTGGACAACCTAACTTTGAATCTATCGAAGATTCAGCTGTAGATCTCATCAACTATGCTTCATTCGCAGTGTCGTATATGCGAGGCGATATCGACGGACAAGACCCAGAGCGTGATATCTTCAATCGCAAAGGCCAAGAAAATCCCGCCCTTATTCCAGCTAAATTTCGTACAGCACGCTAATGATACACACAACAATTCATGATATTCGAACCGAGTTTGCTATTCTTTATACTAAAGATAAGACTGTAGTCGATAAGACTGGAGTAAAGACGCTTGAAATTATGAATGCATCTTTCATTGCAAGCGATCCACTTATCTTTGGTTCTGTTAATGAAGACTACGTTCGACGCGAACTCGAGTGGTATCTCAGCGAGTCGTTGAATGTAAATGACATCCCAGGTGAAACGCCGCAGATCTGGAAACAGGTCTCTGATAGAGATGGATTCATCAATTCTAATTATGGTTGGTGTATCTTTTCATCAGAAAATAATGATCAGTTCTACCATGCAGTTACTGAATTAGAAAATAATCCAGATTCACGCCGTGCAGTCATGATCTATACTCGCCCTACTATGTGGGGTGACCATAACGAAAACGGACGATCCGACTTCATGTGTACTAATGCAGTACAGTACATGATCAGGGATAATAAAGTTAATGCATTGGTTCAGATGCGAAGCAACGACGTAGTATTCGGTTATCGCAATGATTACGCTTGGCAGTCTTATGTCCTTGATAAAGTGATTGAGACACTTAAAGAACGTGGTAAACCATATGAGCGCGGTAAGATCTTTTGGAATGTTGGTTCACTCCACGTATATGAACGCCATTTTTATCTAGTAAATCACTTTGCAAAGACTCGCGAAACTACTATCACCAAGGAAGAATATGATAAGCGATACGCTGTCGAAGTGGGATGAACGGTACATGGATATTGCCAAGCGTATTGCAGCTTGGAGTAAAGACCCAAGTCGAAAGATCGGCGCCGTCGCTGTAGGATCTAAAGGACAGATTTTATCTCAGGGATATAATGGGTTTCCTCGTGGTATACTTGACAGCACTGAGCGTTATGATAATCGCGAACGTAAATACCAATTAGTAGTTCATGCAGAAATGAACGTCATCTTCAATGCTACATTCAATGGAGTATCGTTGGATGGCGCTTCGTTATATGTGTATGGTCTACCCGTTTGTTCAGAGTGCTCAAAAGGTATCATACAAGTCGGCGTAAAACGAGTAGTTATTCTTACTGATGATGCTGTTCCAGATATCTGGACTAACTCATTTAAGATTACATCAGAGATGCTATCAGAAGCTGGAGTAGAATGGCAATGGGTTCAGACTTAAAGATACTGATAATTGGAATGAATCCAAGTGGTCGAGATCTAAAACATAAAAAAGGTCCAACACTTACTAAACTAGAATCATGGATGGATTCCATTGGAGTCCATCATTTTTCTTTTATGAATACTTTCGACAAGCCAGGTAAAGCAAAAAAAGCTAATGTTGACATAAACAGATTATGTAAAATAACTAAAGAGTATAGTAAAATACTAGCACTAGGTGGCTTTGTTTCTGAAACACTAAATACACTTAATGTTTCGCACTTTAAATTACCTCATCCATCTCCTTTGAATAGATTATTGAACGATAAGCACTATGAAAAGCAAATACTATCTAAATGTAAGGACTATTTAAATGATTGAGCACATTATAATTCCAACTCTTGGTCGTATGGATAAGCAGATCACATACAATAATCTACCCAAGAAATACCAAGACATTACTAAATTTGTAGTTCAAGCTCATGAATTTGAGGAAATGGATAGCCGTTACTTAGGTAAAGTGTTGTGTCTTCCTAAAGAAATCAACCGTATCGCACCTACGCGCGAGTGGATCTTTAATAAGTTCAAGGACTGCGACCATATGGTATTCGACGACGATCTAGACTTCGTCGTTAAAGAACCTAATGAAGGTGGCGAAACTAAGTGGAAGAGCCGTAAGTTTACTGAGCAGGACTTCGACGATGCTTTTAATCTAATGAATGCTTGGATCGACGAAGGTATCGCTTATGGTGGTCTTCTTCCTGCGTGGGTTATTCCCGACGTAAAGCAGTGGCCTGTACGCGAGAATCAGAGGATCATGACCAATGTATTCTACAGCGGTAAGAAGATTCCTCGTGATATCCAATGGAATCGAGTCGTAGCCGCGGAAGACTTCGACGTCAACTTGCAGTTGCTGTCACGAGGATTTAAGAATCGTATCAGTGCTAAGTATATGGTAACGTGTTCTGAAACAAATGCCGCTGGTGGTTGTTCTACTTGGCGCACTCTAGAAGTACATAATGAAGCTCAGCGTAGACTCGCTGAACTCTGGCCAGACTTTATCGCTGTTCGTGAAAAGAAAGTTACGTCGGGTCCTTGGAAAGGACAGATTAAGTTGGCCACAACGATCCAGCACAAGAAAGCTTATGAGTCTTCACAGAAAGAACAATCATTGGAGACTTTCTTTGATTAAGCATGCATCTATAGTTCCATTAATTGGAGGAGAGACTATAGGTGCATGCTTAATCAAAGA